TTGGTAACTCTCCGTAATGCGAGATCAAAAAGTCAATTTCTACCGAAGTCCATCTCTCCCAACTTCTGACGGTCGCTGAAAGATTGCCGGGAGCCGACAATCTCGCGACCTCGACTTCTGACTTCTGACTTCTGACTTCTGATAGCATCTTACCTATGTCTTTAGAGTCCATGATTAAGGCGGCGGTCGATCGCGATGGGAAGCACGGTTCCCCGTCGTCGATCGTTGCCGTGGACTTGCAGCAAAAAACCGAATTTTCGGTTCGCGGCGGCAATTTAGAATTTTATCCGGCTCAAGACGACGATCGCGATACTCGTAAAAAGTTTTTAGCCAAGCTATTTAAAGACAACCGATTATCTCAACGCCTTAACTATTGTATGTCGCTATACCTCACTTGCGGTGAGGTTTTGTGGTTAGTTTTACCCGATAAAGATAGCAATTATTTAATCGATTTTTTCCACGGCGGGGCTACCGACCCCGACCCCGAATACCGAGTATTTTACGGGGTCGGGGGAAGGCAAATCCAGCAGGTAATTATCAGCTACCCCTATAAAACCAGCAACGAAAACGGTTTTGAGGTCGAACGCTGGGTAAAGCTAAAAATCACCTCGGATGCGATCGAACAATCGGATTTAGCCTACAAACCCAACTTGAGACAATCGGGTATCGACCCGACGGTAACGGACGGCACAAATAAAGTTACGAGCTACCCCAACCCTTTTGCCCCGACTATCCCGGTCGTAGTTTGTCCCAACAACCCCAAGCGCACCGGACAAGAAGGGACGAGCGACTACCACTGGCTCAAAGAAGCTCTGGAGAACCACGAAGGGATGGTGGCTCAGATTGCCGAGAACTTGGGGTATTTCGGCAACCCGACTTTAGTTACTACCCGAAGCCCCAGCGAAGTAACGGAAGCGATCGATCGCAGCAATTCCACTCCCACCTTCGCCAGTCAAAACGGCTACAAGGACGGCTTTGGGGACGGTTACAGTTCCTCTACCAGGGTAGCAGACCCGCAAAGTAGAAGCAGAACTGGCAAGCGGCGAGTCGGCAAAATTATCGGCGGCGTATCCGAGGGCGAGCGTTTCGGCTATATCGTCCCCGATCCGGTAACGGGCGACCTCAATTTATTCCAACGGCAGGAACGAGAACTGCTCCACTACGCTTTGGGGGGACTAGACCCCTTGGGCATCAGTTCCGGGGCCACGGCTTTTGAAATCAAAACCCTGTACGGCAGAGTAGAAAACACCGCAGACGGCAAGGCAGATGGACTTTACACCCACGGCTTAGCTCTAGTGTTAGAGCAGATTTTGTACTTTGAAGAGCGGGTATTCAAATCGGATCTGTTCGAGATGATGATGGCAGCGGGAGCCGAAAAAAAGTACGGATTGCAATCTGTCGATCAAATCACCGATGAATTGGCGCAGCAAGCCTATCAAGGGTATATGGCGGGAGCGTTCAAGCTGCCCCGACTTCCAATAGGACTAGTACCGATGGGCGATCGCACGGTGTATTGGCGATTTTCCCGCCCTGTTTTCAAAAATTCTACCCGCGAGACGTTAGATCTTTCGATCGCCTCCCGCAACGCCCGCGAAGACGGACTCAGCCAAGAATACTGCCTGAGACAGCAGCACCCGGATATGACGGACAAAGAGATCTCTGACGTGATGTCTGGTTTTTCTCCGAGAGTGGTGGAAAGCGCGTCGGGAGCGATCGGGACTCTGATACAGTTGTACCAGCAGTTGATGGCAATTCCCGACCCAGAAGATCCTAAAACCCCTTGGGGGTATCGCCTCGGCATCCCGCAAATGCTCGAACAAGCATTATTAACTCTTAATAAAGAACTGCAATACGGAAAGCCAACTTATGACCCAGCAGAGTCCAACCCAACAATTAATGATGGCTCCTCCCGGCTATTCGTACCCCGGCGAGGTGGTGCAAATGCCGATGGCGCAACAAATGGTGCAGCCGCAGCCGCAGGTCAGCCCGTTACCTACGGGCTACCTAACAACCCCTCAATGGCAGCCTACGGCCTCCCCAGCAACATCTCCCCAACCAGCCCCCAACCAACTGGCGGATATAGCCAAGATAGTGGACTTTTTGCGGGAGCGGGAACAGCGCCAAGCTTACCAGCCCCAGGCGCAACCATCGCCGGACAATCAATTCTCCCCTATGGGCAGCGCCAGACTGATGGGAGTTTCCCCACAGTCCTTCCAGCAGGAATACCAGCAGAACTTGCAGGCAATCCCGCGCTATGGAACCTCTACACCGATCCAACAGGTGCAAATGGGGCCGCCAATGACGCAGCCGGGCCTAATGGGCAGTCTTCAAGATCTGTTCGGCGCGGCCGAAAATCAAGTCAGAAGTCAGAAGGCAGAAGTCAGAAGTGATGATGTCAAAAATTTACAGCAAGTAGTACAAGGGTTTTACCAGGAGAAAGAACTAGCGGCGCAAGTAATTGAAATCCTGGGACAAAGGATACAGTCTTTGGAAGCGGCGATCGCGGAATCGTTGAAGTTCGATCGCGTCCAAGATGGGGTAATCGCTCACTTGCACGATCTGGCAATGCGAGCGGCCATGGGCTACATTGCCACCTTGGAATTTAGCAATTGCCAGGACGGAATTATCGAATTCTTTGCCAGCCTGCTCGCCGATCCGAACTATCTATTATTTTGGGCGTTTGAGGTGTGGAGCAAGACGGGTCCGAGCGAGCCTTTTATGGAGGTTTTGAGCGAGGCTTACTTGCACTTGTCGAATATGTTTCCTCCGCAAAACCGTTTGGAGGAAAGAAGGGGGATGGATGCGATCGCGAACGGCTATTCTTTGGTTAATTCCAGTAGTCCGATTTCAGCGAACGCGGCATTCTCGCGCCCAAATATTCCCGCGCCGCCAATCCCGTCCCAGTCCAACAACCAATCGGGCTGGAATGGGGTGCGAAGTAACTTAGCGCAAGGCAACGTTTTACAGGCCTTGCGTCAAGTCGATACGCTCACGCCAGTAGATTGGCGGGAGATGTTTAACTAAGTCAAAAGTCAGAAGAGTGTAAAACATTTACAAGTAGTAACAGGAGAAAAATATGTCATTTTTAGGCAGTTTAGGTGCAAATGTTTTGGGCGGTGCTTTAAGAACTGGGGTCAATCAAATCGGGCAAACCTGGGGCGCGGCCAACAATGCCGCTGCCAACGCCTACGGCAGTAAAGCGGTTTTCGATCAAATGACTGGCAGCGGCTACGGCGGGGCCAATCAAAATGCTGGGAACGTCGAACTTGCTCGCCAGCAAACTGGCTACGATCACAACCAGTACATGAACGATATTGCCGATTTTGCTAATGCCGATCGGCAACAAACGCAACAACTGACTCAAGGGCAGTTGCTATTCAACGAAAATCTGAATAACGCTCGCAGGCAAGCCAATTACATGAACGCCATGGGCTTGGGCGATATGCAAAACCGCGCGGCGATCGCCAACAATATCGTCAACGCTTACAGCCAAGCTAGAGGCGCTAACGCTAACTTGCTGGCCTCTCTAGCTGGCGTGGGATTATCCCAGCAATAGCAAAATTTTTGGCGATTGCCCACCCAATATCTCTTCAATTCATCGGGCAGGCGATCGCGGTTTTCTCCCCTTAAATATAGCCGAATTTTTATAGGGAGAAAAGACGGTGTTCGATACAGATTTTCCATTGCTTTTAACTCGCGAATTGGTGCGGCCGCGTCCGGCGTATATCGCTCGGTTCGTGGTTCAGCCTCAATTCGTCTGGGACAAAGCTTTGCAACAGGGCAAACAAGCCCAAATGGATAGATACAACTACTTTGGCGACGACGGTAGTTTAACTTTAGAGAGCCGACGCAGACAGCCGAGCCAGATTATCGGTACTGCTGGCAAGCGAGAAATCACCAAAGATAAGGTGATGGTAACAATCGACGAGTACACGGGCCCCAGCAAAGGCGATCCGAACGATCCTACCGCCCCCGGCAACTTGGTATTAAGCGAAGAAAATATCAAGCTAGCCCAAAGGTTTCTCTACGATCCCACGGCGTTCGACAACCCGGCGCTCGCCTATCAATTTCACCAAAGCATAGGCTCGTTGACGCTGCTCGACGACTACCAACGGTGGCAGGATCGAGCGTACATCAACTTATTGCTGCAAAGCACCTTTACCTACAACCCTCAAGACGTAGCTGACGGGGGTACGTATGCCTCCGGGCCGCCGAAGTTTGACATCAAGGGCGACTTGAATACGATCGCCGAACAAATGGAATCGCGCAACGTCCCGAAGTACGACGACGGCTATTATTACGCCCTAGTTTCCCCCAGATTCTTCAAGCACCTGCGGCAAGACCCAGATTTTCGCTCGATCGCTCAAAGCGCCGCCTACATTCCCAGTGCAGCGGTACAAGATCCCAGGCTGTTTGCCCCGGCGATCATGCCCCCAGCAAACCTAAACATCAACTACATGGCCCAGCCGAATCAGTTGGTATTTCAAGGGATGGGGTTCAACCAAGCGGGCTTCGGCTCGGCGGCCATGCCAGTGGGCATCGTTTACGAAGGGTTTAGGTTGTTTATGAGCAATAACTTACCTACCGCGATCGTGAACCTTAATTACACCGCCAGCACGGATGCTACGAGACATCCTACGGGCGCTCGCAATCGCACTGCCCATTTAGGGCTATTTTTCGGCAAAGAAGCTATAGGGGAAGCCTTGGGTACGGACTTGCCTACCAGGGTGAAGAAAAACGAAAATTCCGATTACGGCAGATTCTTAATCCTAATCTGGCAAACCTTTTGGGGTCTGGCATTGCTTAATCCCAGCTTCGTCACGGTCGCCAGGACGTATGCCGAGTAAATAAGTCAGAAGTCAGAAGTCAGAAGTGTAGAGACGTGCCATGGCACGTCTGTACGGAAGTCAGAAGTCAGAAGGTAAAAGAGATGGCCAACAGGATACTTGCAGGAAATGTAACCCATAGTCCTCTGGACGGTTGGGCGAACGAGTGTGCGGTTTTCGAGCCGGGACTCGATACCTATCAATACGTTGGGTGGGGCAAACTGACCACTACCCCACAAACGATTATCGATCTGGTGCTACCCTCCCGGCAAAAGCGCAAAGCGGACAAGCCTTTGATCGTGCCGAACGGCGCGACGATTTACCGGATCTCGCTTAGATTGCCCAGAGAGATTCGAGAGGACGAGCAGGGTTTGGGCAGGAAATACGGCTTGCTGGAATACGGGGCCAAAATTATCGGCAATTCCGGGGACAACTTTAAAGTAGCCAAAACTGCTGGCACTTTTGGCAATTACACTGCTACTAATCCGACGATAACCTGTGGCGCTAACGATACTTACGCCCCAAATGCCTCGGACGTGCAGTCCGCAACCGAGTGGGGGGCGCTCGCCGCCCCTTTAGGCCTGACGGCGGCCGACACCCCTTTTAAATTTTACTGCTCCAACACTGGCAACACCGCTGCCGGAACTGGCATCAGCGTCAGCAAAGGCGTGGCTTTTGTCCTCGCCGAAATATGTTTTAAGCTGCCCGCCGAGGCTATAGATTTTGAGCGCGCAGGCTATCCGATAATGCCGGACGACATCTAATGAAGTCAGAAGT